ACTGGGAGATCCATGTCACAGTGATTATGATTCTGAGAAAGATCGGCACATCCTGGGACCTCTACGTGCTGATGTTTTGCGGTTACTCGAGGGGCGTGTGTACAACTTCAACACCCTGAGCCACAGATTTCAAGGTTCGGTCTTTAAGGGGAGATTGCCGTGCAACTTTGCGAATACTTTGAAGGCGGGTAGTGGTAAGTTGCAGCTACTTGAGAGTCTCGATGCCATTGATTCAAAAGCCGCCTACGCAAAAGTCGCGCTTGTTTCATCATTCGAAGAGAAGAAGATTATCCAGGCTTACTTTGGCGAAAATTGCCGATGTTACACCTTCGGGGAGAGTACTTGCTTGACCTTTCAAGAGGGTTGCATCATGATTAGTGATTTGTCTATACATACCAACGAGAAGAGATGGTTGACGGCCCTAAGTAGATTTCGCGTCAATGTTGCATTGATTAATGCCACGAGTACTAACTGGGCCGTTATCGAGAAGCAGTACAATAAGCGCGCTCTAGGCAGGTTTCTGAGCCGAACTGCAACCAAAGAGGATCTGTTGGAGTTATTGCCTGGAATGCCAAATTTCTGCATGGGCTTTGAACCAATGCTCTATGGAGCTGATGAGGAAAAGAGGGAGCTGAAACTCGCTGGTGACCCTTGGTTGAAAACGAGGATCGATTTGCTACAAGTCGAGGATGTGCAGGAGGTCGAATTGATTGAAGAAGTGGCTTCCAATGAATGGTTCAGGACACACATCCCACAATGCGAGCTTGAAGGGGTCAGGGCACAGTGGGTGCACAAGATACTAGCTAAGGAGTTCAGGGAGAAGCGGATGGGCTATCTCGTGTCAGAACAGTTCACTGATGAGCACTCCAAGCAATTGGGTAGACAGCTGACCAATGCGGCCGAGCGTTTCGAAACTATATATCCGCGTCATCGCGCTTCTGACACTGTGACATTTATAATGGCTGTACGCAAAAGACTGAGATTTTCCTGTCCCATGAAAGAGGCGGCGAAGTTGCAACAAGCTATGCCTTACGGGCCTTTCTTACTTAAGGAGTTCTTGAGCCGCGTGCCGCTGAAACCTGCCCACAATCCGCAGATGATGGAGTCTGCTAAGTTTGAGTTTGAGGAAAAGAAGACGAGCAAAAGTGCAGCCACGATTGAGAATCAC